GCTTTAAGGACGACCCGTTGGACTGATCTTATCAATCTCAACTCCCAATGGGTTTCGGTTCCGCTCAAAAACATAAGAGCCGTTCCGATAAACCAGCCCGCTGCGCAGCAGCAGGGCCCATTAGGCGGGGCCTCTTAAAGGCACTTCGCGTCGTCCAGCTGGAGTTTAGACTCCTGGGCGAGCTTCCTGAATTATCAGGCGCGACGTGTTCGACTTTAAGAGGGAATTGGGACCGGATTGTCCCGATCGTGTCAAGTATGTCTTCATCCTCGGGTGGAGGCGGGACAAGGCGTAGGGTACGTGCTTCGAAGTTGTCTTCGGCTCTTAAGAGCTGCAAGCGCATCTTCGATGCTGAGTGCCGTACGTGCGATCACGATCGGGGCCTTTCGGCCAAGGAAGAGTGGGCTGACCGGATGGGTCGCGACGTCGAGAAGGTTGATTGTAAGTGGTCGTACGACCCTTATTGGCTTCTCCGACGTCACGTTCGGTCTCTCGCTCACGGTTGGGGGGAGCGTTTGGACAACGCTCGAAAAGAGTGTGTGGAAGGGGGGGTGAGGAGGAGTGAGAGTGGTGTTTACATCCCTGACCAGCAAGGGTGTTTAGAGGTGACTCAGGGCGAAGGGGGTACGCTTGCCGCGGACCCTTCGAAGTGCTGCCAGGATGACTCTTTGGTCAGACTGGGGGTAGCCAAGACAAAGGGAAAGCTTCGTGTTGTCACGATGCAATCCGCCCGTGTCAAACGGGTCCTGACACCTGTTCATAACGCCCTTTATGACCATCTATCCTCCTTCGGGTGGTTGGTTCGTGGGGATGTAAAGAAAGAAGACTTCTTGAAGGTCATCAATGATCGTCGTGAAGGAGAGGCGGTTATCAGTGGGGATTACGAGTCCGCCACTGATCGCATCTACCTTGAGGCGGTCGACGTTGTGATTGATGAGCTCTCGAAGGATGAAAGATTAACTGAGAATGAAAGGACGGTACTTAAAGGGTCTTTCCTCAACCTTCGGTGGTTGAACCCTTGTACCGGTGAGATTCGCCCTATAAAGAGAGGCAGCATGATGGGAAACCTCGTAAGTTTCCCCTTGCTTTGTCTCTTGAACAAGGCATGTTTTGACATCGCCAGCGATATCTCCCGAGGTTGCGGGGCCAATAGGGTGGGCCGGTTTAACGGCGACGACTGCGTCTTCGCAGGTGATCAGAAGTTCTTTTCCCTCTGGAAAGAGGTGACTGGGACTTTTGGTCTTTGTGTCAATGTTGAGAAGACCGGCTACTCTAACATTTCGGCGGATTTGAACTCCCAGAGTTTCTTTATCCGTCGTGGACAACTAGCTCCAAAACCCGTTCTATCCTTCTTCAGACCTTTCAGGAAGGAGCCTGGGTGTCTCTTGACAGAGGTGCTCAATGGCATATCTACTTTTCGCG